TAGTTACGGCTTCTACAGTAGTACTTGCTTCATTAATTGCTGATTGAATTGATTTTTGATCAAAATCAAAAATATTTTTAAATACTTGAGCTGTTCCTTCTGCCCCACTGGCAATATCTTTTCCTGCATCTACTATAGTTTGACCCATTGATTCAAAATCAGTTCCTAGACCTTGTAAATCATCTAATGCCGTACCAATATTACTCAGTTTATTTTCTAATCCTGTAATAGGATCTTTTGTTTTTGTTGGATCAAATGCAGTACTAAATCTTTGTGTTGTATTATCCACGGATTCTTTTATGTTTTCTAAAGTACCATCATTCTTATCTTCCATACCTTCAATAATAGACGAAGATGGTTGCGGGCGTTCATAAATATTTTCAAATTCTACAATATTTTTTGGATTTTCACGCCTTTTTCGAAGTTTTTTCATTTTATTTTTCATTTCATTTGCTTCGTCTATTTCGGTAGTAATATTATTATTATTTTTTTTCCATGTTTTCTTCCACTTATTAGACATACTATTGTATTGTATAAGTTATATATAATAGAATATGATAAATAAACTATCTTGCATAGACTAATCCACAATTTCCGGCAACAAACGAAATGATATTATATCGTTCCTCAAATACATGCAAATTATAATTATATACATAAAGTGCCCATGCTGGTTTTGAAGAAATATTTACAGGTGTTCCATCTGTACATTCAATGCTCATTGTAGATCCATCTACACTTACTGGTGGTAAATAAGTTGTAAATTCGAATTCTACCGTCTTAAATCGACCTGCATTCACTGCACCGGATGGTTGATATTCAAATGGACTAGTATTTAAACAAAAATTATAACAAAATAATCCTTCACCTGCAAATCCCTCTGTTCTAACATATTTTTCCACATAATCATATACTCCTCGAGGCATCGATATTTCGCGATAATCGGGTCCAAATAATATACCAAATGTTTCCAAAATAGGTTTATTGTTTGCACCATCATAATCTCCTGTAATATATAAGTTACTGTTTGGATCCAATTGAATATTTGAAGGAATGGTTTTGTATGGCCAATTACTATAATTGCTCCATTCGTTTCTTAAAAAAGCATCATTACGTTGAAAGTACCACATCCAATCTGCCACCAAACCGGTCGTAGATTCTAATTTTACACGATTGGATCCGACTACATTCAAAAAATCATATTCGTGAATTTCTTTTACTAAATATACTTGATCTTCAGCCGCAAATTTGGCCTGTTCTTCTTCCGACAAAAAACAATATGTTGATAATAAATGTACATCTGCATTCCAATTATTGGTTTGGTTACTATAATTGTCACTCGACAAATCATCTGATGGAGGTGTTTGTAAAAATCGATACATTTGAAACTGGTTTTCGCCAGCACGAATTTTGATATAAGGAAAATTATCTGTAAAATTAAATACATCACGTACTTGAAACAAATCTTGAATGGGTCTTATAGTAATATTAATTGTTAATTCTTGGTATTGTAGTGCAACTAGTGGAAATGCACAACGACTATCCAAAGTAAACCAGGCATTAATAGGTACATAAATTGTTCTACCTCTTATTGAAGGTTCTGCACCGGAAGCATTGTTTGTGTATTGTGCAGACGGATATGTGTTTGCTTTATATGGTGGAGCAAATACTCTTGCCGGATTATTTGCAGGATCATTTAATTCCGGTACATTTCCACTCATTGCACTAATTAATTCTTTTTTATCAGTTGAAAAATCCCTCTGTATCATAGCATGTAAATATTGTCCTGAATATTTTTGTAACATTTGCGATCCTGCAAATATTTCAATTTCTTCAATACATTGAACACCTAAATTTTCTATCCATTTAAAATCGTAAGGTGAATATTGATAATTAGTTTTACTACAAGGTTCCCAGATTGGACTCCATATATCAGGGAGATTCAAAACCAAATATGTATCCATTAGTAAGTCTGCATAACGTTTCATTTTAAAAGTAAATTTAGACGATTCTGTTAATCGTAATTCACGCAATCCATCATAATCTAACCTAAATTTTTGCAAACCAAAATTCGTATATTTGCTATAGGTTACTTTAAAAAATGTTTTACTAGGATTGCCTGTTAAAATCACATTCGCCTTTCCCACAGAAATTATATTTAATAAACCACCAGGCATTTTATAAAGTATATAGTAACTGTCTATATTTTTTAATTACTTTATCTACCTTTTATATAATAGAAATGTCTGGATTTTTTGATAAAGATTTCTTACAAAATTTAATTGATTATGTTCTTATTATAGCCATTTTAGTATTAGTATGTTATTATATTTACAAAACAATCCAAGAAAATAAAAAAACTTCTCCTACTGTTAAACCTTTGCCCTATGACGACACACCAAATTCTTCACAACGTCAAGAATTAAGCAAAATAGAGGGTGTTACTACCAGTTCTCAAATTACCAATGCTGGATTTGATTCAGCAAATGATAATGCTTTACGTCTCTATTGCATCAAATCGTCTTCAAATAGTGCATATACTGGAGGATATATGAATTTAAATATGATTAAATATGTATTATCCAAAGGTTGTCGATTCTTGGACTTTGAAGTGTATATGAAAGACAATGTTCCAATTGTTGCTTATTCTACAAATAAACAATCTTTAGAAACATTTACTTCAAATGCACCGGCAGTGTCTTTTTCAGGTGTATGTAGTACTATTATTGCCAATGCTTTTTCAGATATGTCTCCTAATCCAAAAGATCCGTTGTTTATACATTTACGAATTAAAACATATGATAGTTCTGCATATTCGGCAATTGCTGAAATTATTAAAACAATTCTTGGACCGAAGTTATATACCGAAAATGATGGCACTGCCGTTTCTATCAATTTAGATAGTCAAATTACCAATATGTTAGGAAAAATAATCATTATTGTAGATGAAACGTCTTCACCTGGTTATAAAAATTATTCTACATGTGCTCCTGAAAATGTCACTTGTTATAGTCTATCAAATGTTGTCAATATGACCAGTAATAGTCAAACTACACGTATATATACAGAAAATAGTTTGACTTATCAACCAATTAATCCACCCGACCCAAATGTATATTTATTTAGAATTGTTTTCCCAAATCTTGGATTTTTTAATAATACAACGAATTCCAGTAGTTCTTATTTGATTAAAAATTACGGAGTCCAAGTTGTTGCACAAGCTTTTTATGTAAATGATACAAATCTAGTTAATTATGAAAATATTTTTAAAGAAAAAAAGAGTGCCTTTGTACGTATGGAATCTCTTTTGAACAATTACGAATAATTTATATTATAATAATTTTCACAATATAATATAAATGGGTAAAAATAAAACAATAAAGAAAAGATACAAAGCAAAAGAATGTACCAACCAAATGACATTTGATGAATGTGAATTAGCTATTTTACGACATGCGGTAGATACTAACGAAAAACTTGCTGGTCAAAAAATTGCGTCTAGTGAAGAAATAAAAAAAATGATCGAAATTGTCGAAAATTTTCTAAAAAGAAAACGTTTGTTATGTTATGGTGGCACCGCCATTAACAATATTTTACCAAAACATGCGCAATTTTATAACAAAGAATATGAAATTCCTGATTATGATTTTTATTCGGCAAATGCTTTAGATGATGCCAAAGAATTAGCCGACATTTATTATAAAGAAGGATATGATCAAGTAGAAGCTAAATCAGGTGTTCATGAAGGTACTTACAAAGTGTATGTGAATTTTATTCCTATGGCGGACGTTACTAGTATGCATAAAGACTTGTTTAATAGTTTGTATAAAGAAAGCATTTCTGTTGCCAATATTAAATATGTTCCGGCAAACTTTTTGCGTATGGGTATGTATTTGGAATTGTCACGTCCTGCAGGAGATATTAGTCGTTGGGAAAAAGTATTGAAACGATTGAATTTGTTGAACAAATATCATCCTATGAAAATAAAATATAAATGCGAAGCAGTGGATTTTTTAAGAAAAATGGAAAATGCAAAAGAAGATTCTGAGAAAATTTACGTTATTATACGTGATACTTTCATCGATTTAGGAGCAGTATTTTTTGGTGGATATGCGGCAAGTTTATATGGACGCAATATACCGAACAAAGAGGGACGATTCTTAGAAAAAATTCCTGACTTTGATGTTCTTCATGAAAAACCGGAAGAATGTGCTACTATTGTCCAAGAAAGATTAGATGATGCTGGATATAAAAACATTAAAATTATTAAACATGATGCCATTGGTGAAATCATTCCTGAACATCTTGAAATTCGCATGAAGGATGAAATTTTAGGATTTATATATAAACCGATTGCTTGTCACAATTATAATACAATTAAAATCAAAGAAAATGAAGTTAATGTTGCCACCATTGATACTATTATGAGTTTTTATTTAGCTTTTACTTATATTGAAACAAATTATTATTACTTGGACCGTATTTTGTGTATGGCCAAATATTTATTTGATGTCGAACAAAAAACTCGATTGTCTCAACGCGGTTTATTGAAACGGTTTGGACCCAAATGTATCGGAAAACAAGAAACTATGGAAAATATTCGTGCCAAAAAAACATCTCGGTTTTTAGAATTGAAGAAAGACAAGAAATCGAAAGAGTTCGAGAAGTATTTTTTGAAATATGTCCCATCTGAAAACACCAAGTCCAAGAAA